ATTACAAACTTACAAAGTTCACTAACTACAACCAACTCAAATGTAAGTGCAAACAGTTCTTCTATTTCTAGTTTAACTACACAAGTACAAAGTAACGACAATGACATTACATCAATATCCGGGTCATTAACAAGTTTAACTACTACTGTTAATACTATTAATGGAGACTATGCGACTGGCACAGCAGTAAATGCTTTGACTTCAAGAGTTAGTACAAATGAAGGTAGTATTACTTCGATTAATACTTCGTTAACTTCTTTACAATCTCAAATTACAGCAAATGATGGAGATATTACTGGTAACGCTACAGCAATAAGTGGTTTGGATACTAGGGTTACGTCGGCTGAAGGTAATATTACTTCACAAGCTAGTGCTATAACTCAACTACAAACGGACGTAGGTAACACTAGCTCAAGTGTTACTACCCTGCAAACTTCAGTTGCTGACTTAGAGGGCAATGCTGCAGCTGCTTATGTTTTACAAGTACAAGCTAATGGTTCAGTCGCTGGTATGGTAATTGAAGCCAATGCCTCAGGGGCAACTACAGGAACTGCGGTTCAATTTGTTGCAGATAAGTTTGCAATTTGGAATGGTACAACAGGGACAGCACCTTTTATTGTTAGCAGTGGTACAGTTTATATTGACAGTGCCCGTATTCAAGACGCTGGTATTACTACCGCAAAAATTGCTGACGCTGCTATTGAGAGTGCAAAAATTGGTGATGCTGAAATTACAACTGCAAAAATTAATGATGCGGCTATTACTACAGCTAAGATTAATGATTTAGCGGTCAATAATGCCAAGATAGCTGATTTAAATGCAGCTAAGATTAATGCAGGTTTAATAGACTCTGCACGTATCAACGTTGATACTTTGGCGGTTAAACACTTTGCTAATATCTCTACTAACATAGAAAGCCATATAGTTACTACCCCTCCAACCTATGTGCCTCTTCAAGTATTTGGTAGTGCCTTTCAACGTGGCTCATCAAACTTTACTGTGCAAACACAAACAACAGGAAATTATTTACCAATTTCAATAAACGAAGTTAGAAATGGAGCCAAGTACCAAGCCATATGGACAGGTGTTTATGGTGATTGTACTGGAGGTTACTTAGAATATAGCCTAGATAACTCAACTTGGGTACAAGCTTCTGGTGGTATTCAAAATTTAGTGTTTGCCGCAGGAACATTTAGAACTTATGTTTTTGTCTACAATGGTACAATATCAGGATTAGGATCAACCGCGGACACAGTATATTGGCGCGTGAGATGGGTAACTAAGTTAAGAAGTACGTATCAATCTTTATATGTATTTATAGATAACACACAATAATATGACAGAGTACACAATATACAACACAGCTACAGGAGAAATAGGCACTTGTGGGTCTACTAACGCACCGCTTGCAAGTATTAATTTAGAAGAAGGGCAAGCAATTATTGAAGGTATTTATGAAGCAGAACTATACAAAATTATTGATGGACAGGCTGTTGAACAAAACATATCTGTTTGGGAGTCTGCTAGGTACATACGAAACAACATGTTAACAGAGTGCGATTGGACACAATTAGCAGATGCTCCATTAACAGACGAGCAAAAAACCGCATGGCAAACCTATAGACAAGAATTAAGAGACTTACCTGCTAGTCAACCAAATGTATCTTCAATAGAAGAAATTGTATTTCCAATACCACCAAGTAGTTAATTGTGTTAAGATTTATTTATGAAAAATAGTATTAATCAACCCGTGGGCTACAAAGAGTCTTTACCTTCAAAGAGTGTATCTAACATTCAGGTCTCAATAGTGCCTGACCATGATGGCAGTGTTTTTGGGGTAGTACCTGGTGAAGACCTGCATTACGAAGATTTAAAACCTATACCAAAACAGGGAGAATATTAAAATGCCTTATCATTCTAAAAAGAAAAAACCAGTGAAGAAAAAGAAATCTTCAATGAAGAAAAAGAAATCAGTTTACGGATATTAAGATGGCAACAAGAAAATTAGGTAAACCTAAAGTAGGTAAACAAGAGCCACTTGGCAAGGTTAATAATATTCAAATGAAAAAGAACCAGCCAAATAGTGCTAACTTTCCAGATTTAAATAAAGATGGCAAAATAACTCAAGCTGATATCCTTATGGGCCGTGGAGTAAAAATTAAGTAATGGCTAGAACTGTAAAAAAACCTTCAATGAAAGTCGTTAAAAAAGGTTTAACCAAACGACAAGAATCTGCTTTAAAACGGCACACCAAAGGGACCAGCCAAGAACATAAAAAATTTATGAAGCGTAGACTTCTTATGGGCGACACTATTAGACAAGCTCATAAGATGTATAAAAAGAAAAATGGCTAGAAATTATCGTAAAGAGTACGATAACTACCACTCCAAAACTACTCAAAAAAAACGTAGAGCTGGCCGTAATAAAGCTAGAAGACTTATGGTTAAGCTTGGCAAAGCCAAAAAAGGTGACAATAAAGATGTTGCTCACAAAGACAATAACCCCTTAAATAGTATTCCAAAAAATATTAAAATGGAGGCTAGGAAATCAAATAGATCATTTCCTAGAACTAAAACAGCGAGAAGAAAAAAATGAGTAAAGGTTCAAGACAACGCCCAAGGCAGATTAGCGAACATGAGTGGTTTGCTAATTGGGAACGGGTATATGGCAAAAAAGATGGCAACAAAGAAAAGAAAAACAACAAGTAAAAAGAAGGGAGCTACTCCTACTAATCCTTCATTGTATGCCAGAGTACGTGCAGAAGCTAAACGTAAGTTTAAAGTTTGGCCTTCTGCCTATGCGTCTGGTTGGTTAGTTAAAACCTATAAATCCCGAGGCGGTAGGTACAAATAATGGCTAGTGCAAAACCAAAAGGTGGGTTAACCAAGTGGTTTGGAGAAAAATGGGTTAATATAGGGAAAAAGAAAAAAGGTGGTGGATATGCACCTTGTGGTAGAAAGAAAGCATCTACTAATAAAAAAGGTTATCCAAAGTGTGTTCCAGCATCAAAAGCTGCTAGAATGACAGAATCACAACGTAAAAGTGCTGTGCGAAGAAAAAGAGCTAAAGCCCAAGGAGTAGGTGGTAAGCCAACAAGAGTAAGGACATATGTCAGAAAAAAGAAAAAGTAAAAAAGACCCTAGGTTAGCAAGAGCTGGTGTATCTGGTTTTAATAAACCAAAACGTACACCTAGTCACCCTAAGAAATCTCATATTGTTGTTGCTAAAGAAGGCAGCAAAATTAAAACAATTAGATTTGGGGAACAAGGGGCAAAGACAGCTGGTAAACCTAAAAAAGGTGAATCAGACAGAATGAAGAAGAAAAGAGCTTCATTTAAAGCTAGACATCGAAGAAACATTGCCAAAGGTAAGATGTCAGCTGCCTATTGGGCAAATAGAGTTAAATGGTAAACCGTTCAAGCCGTACGGCTCGGAAGTAGACTTTGTTGTAGTCGAAGGAACGCACATCTGAGAGGAGGTGCGTATGATAATTACAACACAACTAAGTTTTATAAAAGCGTTAAAAAAAGATAGAATAAAGAAGAAAGAACATTCGTATAGATTGTTCTTATTAAAGAGGAAGAAAAATGATTGAATTAGTAATTGTATTAGCAATTGTTGCCGGGGTTGGTTTTGTAGTTTTAAACCCTAAGTATCCTGACAACGTAATAAAGTGGGTTGCTAAAAAATTTAAAAAGAATGGCAGCAAGAGTTAAATGGTAAAACAAATAGCAAAAGACTTTTTTATTAAATGGCAACAAGCTTGTTATGTTTGTTTTCCTATGATGGTACAGGGTGATCTTTTTGCTCTTACATTTGACCATTGGGTTAAAGCAAATAAAACAGGAATTATTGCAGGTGTTGGTGCGGTACTGTTAGGGTATACTTTTTTAAAGAATTACAAAGACAAAAAGTGGTTTCACGGGATAACTATCGCAGCTGCTTGTTTTGTTGGTGATTTATTAGTACACCCTTCACATTTTGGTGGTGCATTAGGTGAAGCGGCATTGACCGCAATTGCATCTGGATTACTTGCTACTTATTTTGTTTATAATCCTCTTAAGTCTAAATGGTAAAATTATTTAAAAAAACGACGCTCTCATTTGCCGTGTAAGGCATTTTGTAGGAGTTCCAGGTACTATGAGTCCAGTTTTGCAGAAAATTGTTTAGACGGCGTTTTAGGAGCTACTAGCACTTTTTCAGCTCTTAACTGCCTAATTTTGAACCCTTCTTGAGCATTTCTGATATTTATTAGCTTTTTTTCAGTATTTTGTAATAAATCCCAGTCTCTTACTTCAGAAGCAGTACGTCCACAACCTTTACATCTTAGATCGCCCCATTGTGTAACAGTGCAATTTCCAATACAAGGTGAATCTGCAATACTAGAACAAACTCCATTTAAGGAAGTAAGTCTTGTATATCTAGTTTCCATTTTTTACATCTATGAGTTTATTTAAGTACCACTGAGCTTTTAGTAAATCTTCTCCTTGGTTCTTATACTCATATCTCCATAAGTATTTCATTATGTTTCCTTTTAGGTATCCCATGAACGCATCTTCAGTCATACTTGCTTCGATGGCTTTAATACACTCAATTCCTAGCCGATTATGGTTGTAATGCGGCGGGTGGTTTACCATATCTTTTTTTATTTTAGGCATATTTTCTCCAAAAATGCAATGTAGTTGTCGAACGACTGTGCCATTCGATTAAACCCTCCAACACAAATTGAAGGAAGATTAGGATTGGTAAGCAGGCACACCTGGTCTTTAGAGGCAAAAACAATATAAGCCGGCAGCTTATGATCTTGTGCTCTGTTTAGCCAAATTCTTTGTTGTTCAGATAAGTTAATTTTTATTTTTGAGTTACTTTTTTTAGGCAGCGTTTCTTTGTATTTGTATTCAACAAAACAAAAACCTTTAGGACCAGAGTAAAAAGCGTCGGGAACGCCTCCATGGTATGGATCATTTATTTTCCATTTGTACACATCATTTGAAAGTTTTTTGTGTACTTTGTTTATGAAGTCCTTTTCTTTCAAAGTATATCCTAGTGAGATACCGCCTTATTATGGCAACTATAGTCAAGAGTACAACTTGAACTATAGAGATTAATAAAGCACTTTGAGTAAAGTATAACATAACAAATAAAACAAGCCACGAGAGTGGAAAGTTTATACAAAAGCCCAGCATAGTATCTGTAACAGATTCTATAAAAGCAGGTTTGTTTAATTTATGTTTCATACAAAAAAAGTGCGGCTTTTACACCGCACCACCTTCTCCTTTTAAGAGACTGACTCATACAGCTTTTTAGAAGCTGCATAGTCTTCATCAGTTACCCAACCTTGGTTCTCAACAGCTATATTGTAAAACTTTTGAGAAGCTCTATTTTGGGTTTGAGCAGATGACATTTTCCATAAGGAAGAAAATCTATCGCCTCCTGCTAACTTAAGTTGAGTATTCCATTCTCTAGAAACTCTAAGCTTTGATGATGAACAGTCAAAGATAAAAGGTTGTCCAGAAAGTTCACCAGTTTCTGCGTCCTTTCTAAGCAATAAGTGAGATTGAGTTTGGATAATATCGTAGTCTTCTACGGCTAAACTCTCAGCTTCAAGATACGTATAAGCATCTTTTTGTGAGCTATAGCTTCCAACTAAACCTCCACCTTTTTCTCTTTTTCTCCAGATAACAAACTCTTCGGTAAATTTAATGTTTATTACATACATTTCTTTACCATAGTTTTCTCTGGTAATAGTGTTTATAAAGTCGCCAGGTTTGGCTCCTTCAATATATTCACTATGATTTTCATCGACTTCGTTAGACAACTGTTGAAGTTGTTTAACGCGTGGAGTTTGCAAGTGCTCGGCTGAAACGTCTTCATTGCCAAGACCTGAACTCTTTGATACGTGCGCGGGCACGTTCTTTGCTACTAATGCTACATCGGTCATATTTCGTCCTCCGTTTTTATTTCGATCTGAAGTTAACTTTGGTTAACTCCGTAGCTTTTACACCAGGAACATCCTGTCCCATTTGCTGTAATTCTCTGTAGGCAGTTGCTGATGCTCTCTTTTGCATTAACTCAAACATACCAGTTTCAGCTATATGTTCTTGGAAAACATCCCAATTTTCTACAGTCGGTACAATCTCTTTTTTAATAGAAATTGTTGCCTTATCGTTACTAATCTGGTCAATTCCTTGGCCTTCTAGCATAATAACGAGTTCGGTTTCGAGTTCACCCTTAATTTTTTTAAGAGTAGATTCCTTCTCTAAAAGTTCTTTTAGGTTGGAACGAACTTCGTGTAATTCGTTTAGTAAAGTATCCATACTTTTTTTCATATCAATGTAGGACCTCCTTCGTCCTGGGTTGTGACATATGTACAGTATCAACTAATGACAATGCCTCTTTACTTGCCTCTTGTAACAAAGAAGAAGTGTCTATTTGTTTTTCCCACAAAAGTTCACTCATCGCAAACACCAGTGCTGTAGCTACAGCTTGTGGGTCTCTTTTAATAATTTCGTCTAGTTTTTCTTGTATTTCTTCAGGTATCGTCACTATGTTGTTGTCCTTTTTCATTTTTTGTTTCCGATAAGATATGGAGTAAATTCTCCATTTTACCTAGTTTACCATTTAATTTTTTGTATACCTGTTTTTCCCAAGTATTTTTTGCTGTGATCAATATTGTTTCTGTTTTTTGCTTCTGACCTGCTCTATGTATTCGTCTATTAAACTGTTGAAAATGTTCAGCTGAGTAAGTAGGTGAACACCAAATGGCTGTTGTAGCTTTTGTAAGAGTCAAGCCATGTGAAGTAGATTGTGGGTGACAGAATAATACTTGCAAATGCCCAGCCTGGAATCTTTGTACAATATCTTTTCGTTTATGAGCAGGTACACTACCGTCAATAACTTCATAGGATATCTTTTCTTTTTCAGCGATTTCGATCAACGCATCACGTTCGTGCTTCCAGTTGAATGCAACGATACTGTGTTTGCGTTGACCTACTAACGTCATCACAAGGTTGTAACGTTCTTTATGTATGTAAATAGGTTTACCTGTTTCATCGTAAATTGCACCAGATACTAGTTGTAAAAGTTTCTTTACACGAGCGGCTGCATTAATAGCGTTTACAGTCCCTGAAGTTGTGTACAAAACAGACTCATCTGCTAGCGTATTGTACATATGTTCTATTTTAGGGGATAACTTACAGTAAACATTCCGGGTAATGTTGTCAGGTAAGTCAATACAATCGCTAAGGCTGTAACGAATAGATATGTCAGAGAGACGGCTAGCTACAACTTCTTCTACGCCGGGTTTGTCAATCCACTCATTAGCAAAGCCATTGAATCTTGGTGTACAAACTTGTGATCTATAAGACCAGAAACGTTCGCCTAGTCGTTTGCCTTCGTCAATAAGATATACTGGATGCCAGAGGTCTAGAATAGAATTACTATTAGGAGTCCCAGACATAGCAATTCTATTATCAAAGTAATGAATAATAGATTTGAGATTTTTTGAACGCTGAGCCTCCCGATTTTTGAACGCAGTGAATTCGTCAATAACGAGGGTGCGAAAATCTTTGAGAAGATGTGTGTTTTTGCATAAGAAGTTAACAGCTTCGAAATTAGTGATAACCATGTCGAGGTTATTATCTTCAAATATTTTTTTCCTGTTTTTAGCATAAGCAATGCCATATTGTATACTAGGTTGAAACTTTTGTATATCTTCTGCCCAACTAGCTTCTAGTATAGATAAGGGTGCAATTACAAGTGTTTTACCTGGTTGATTTGTAATGGCATCTAATACAGAACGTGTTTTACCTGTACCAGGGTCTGATGTAATTAAACATCGTGGAGTAGATAATATAAAGTTAGTAGTTACGGTCTGATGCTCGTAAGCTTTAGGGATATTTTCCATAATTCGTTTTCCATGTTTCGTTATTAATCGTTCCAACAACTAATGTCTGGTGGGTCATCGTTGTCGTCAGTTATTATTATAAGGGCAAATAATGCTATTACAAGAATAACAAGCGTTGTAAAAAGTGGGTCTTCAAACATCATCATCTTTTTTAAAGTAAAGTAATACTACATAAATAAAAATAACAATGCCTACAAAACCAAGAAACCATCCGGCTCCTTGTGTAACATCTTGCCACCATTGGTAGGTAGCTAAGTCCATGGTACCGTTGTATACCATACGTTCTAAATCACCATTCATTTTTTCTCCATAATAAATTTGACTCGACATAGAGTATTTAGGCTACTCTAAAAAACCTTCATTGAAACCTATCAATGAGTTCGGTAAATAATTTGAGGTAAATCTCCGATTTTGCCGAGTCAAAACTGGTAAGTTATTTAACACCCCATTCGCAGATAGGATATTCTCCTTCTTTAAATGAACACCACTTACAGTTGTAATTACTAGGGTTGGGTGGAAACTTCGTAGCAGAAGTCATTGTTAAAGCTCGCTCTTGTAGTTTAGGTAAAAACAACATAGCTTCATCTCGCGTATATACTTGAGTGGTAGTCTCATTTTGGTCTAAATACCAGAATTCAACTTGTACACTTTCTAAGTCTGGATATCTAAAGAAAGTTCCAATTGCATAGGTAATACCTTGTTGGCTATGCGAAATTTCGTTACCTATTTTTTTGCCTGTTTTATAATCTATAACACGAGCTGAGGTTTCTGTTTCGTGGTACAAAGCATCTAGTTTGACACGAGCCCAAACTTCTTTGTCTAACCAACCACAAGGTTCCCAATCAATTGTAAAACCCCATTCACCTTCAAGTTCTACTTTAGCATCTGCATATGCTTTTTTTAGTTCTTCAAATTGTTTGACAAACTTGCTGCATGCGGCTGGTAGTTCTGCAAGTTCACCTTTTACATAATCTTCACACTCTTGGTGGATTTGTGTACCACGTTCTGCAGCTGGTCCAAAGTTTTCTTGTACACGTTTTACTTTAGAAATGTAAATCTTGTAAGGACAGGTTTCGTAGGTTTTTAGGGAAGAGTGTGACCAAGCTGGGACTAATCCTAACTCCGTTTTAGAGCCCACCTCAATTACATTTATTAAGTCTGGGCGCTTGTCTTGTACAAGCTTCATTTAAATAAATATCCTATGTTTTAAGCTTTTAGTAATTTAAGATCATTATCTTCAAAATGTTCTTTTATTAAACTTTCACGAACATTATTATTTAATTTCCAAGTTAAAACAACCCCTCTAAGCGTTTTATCCTTAACTCTTTTAACAGAAGTTGCAATGTTTAGTCTAGACATTGCTTTGGTAAAATCTCTTTGAGAAAGCTTGTTACGACTGTCAGTTAGAATGTCATACATTAATTTTAGTTGACTCATTGGTAAACAAATTTCTTGTCCAACTTTTGCAATCCAATCTTTTAAATACCTTTGCGCTGTACTTACAGGCCCTGCGTCAAAGGTGTTTGTAAGTGGTATTTCTAAAATATCTATAAAGTATTCAAGGTTTTTCTGTCTAATAGCAAAAGCGAATTCTTCCAATACAGACATTGATATTTCTTTCATTTGGGACTTGGCTTCGTTTTCTAATGTGGTATGAGCCATTTTGTTATCTACTTGGAATGTTTGTAATACTCCTGCAAAAGTAAATAACTCGGTATCCAATGCTTCTATATTCTGTAATAAAGTTGGATGAACGTTTTCTAACTTGTCTTCTTGACGTGGACCTACATTGTAACGTCTGTCACCGTCTTCGATCTTGACTGCATCTCCTCTGTTTGTCAAAAAGATGAAGTTACAAAAACTTGGCAGCTCTACTTGATTTGTACGCATCGCTCTAATAGTTAAAGTTGGTTCTGTTACTTGGTGTTTAAGTTTATCTGCCATACGCCCCACATTACCTGAATCATTCATTCTGAATTCATCAACAACTAAAAACAAAGCAGTACGCATGTACAAGTTAAATTGTTCTTCAATGTTTTCTAAAGAACGCATTGGTACTTGACCTTCACCAAACAAAGGCTTTAAAACTTTATGAACTAACAAACCTTTACCGGTACCAGGTACGCCTGTAAATATCCAAGCTGTCATTGTCTTTCTTTTGTTTTGATAAATATAAGCTAGCCAGTTTATAAAGTGTTCAAACTCTGTAACACCATTACCTAAAACATGTTTTATTAGTTTGTAAATATTAGGCGTTAGCTTTTGTAAAGTATTTGCTGTGCCATACTCTAGTACTTGTGTTTCTTTTGCTTGTAACATGTAGGGTGTACGACGGTACAAGTTAACAAAGTATGGAGCTTCTTCAAGTTCAATGCCTTTTTCAGTAGATGGATCAAAAACAACACGAGCATCTGGGATGAAGTCAGGTACTGTACGATTGTGTGTTCGCATAAAGTCTTCTAAAGAATTCTTATTAGTAGGAGTTAATGGATATTCGTCAGAAAACTGTTGAGTTGCTTCATTAAAAATACCATTGTAATAAGTGTCAGTGTGGAAATCTCTAAGTACAATTGGTTTTAATTTTTGATTAGCATTTATTTTATCTGCAAAGATTTCAAAAATACTTTTATAAAAATCTGGATCGGCTTTTTGTATTTCCCATATTGGTTCGCCTTTAAAGTTATACATGTAATGTGGGCTTTCTAAAATAAAGTAATAAGCTCCACTGTCGCCCCCGTTTACATTACAGTTAACGTAAGGTTCTGCAACACGACAGATTTCAATAGTCATTTTATCTGGATTTTGCAATACATCTTGAGGCTGCCCCTGGACTGTAATGTTTGTTACTTTGCCTGTCTTTTTTGGTAGGTTTTGTTTTTTACGTAAGTTGTCTTTTATTTGTATACCTAAATTGTGGACACGCTCAGGGTTGTGTATGTAACTAGATAAATCTAAAGTTGCATTGGAATTTTTTACGTAAACAAAACGTTCTCCAGCTATAGGGTCTTCGACTCCAACAAACTTAGGGGGAGCTAAATATATTAGTTTAGAATTGTCTGCAACTGAGGGGTCAAGAATGTAAGACAAACTTTGACCATTAGCTGAGAGTTTTAATTGATTAGATAAAAGGTCTGTTTCATAGTTCAACATTTTCATCCACTCTTTTAATGTCTTAGGGTTCATTGCTTGTTTTAAGAAAAAGAAAAGATGTAGACTTATTTTATTAGGTTTAAAACCTAAAGATGCACTAGCTTGAGCAATGTAAGATACGTCTTGAAAATACTCAGGTAGTTGAGTAATAACTTTTTCAGCTAAATTCTTTAGACTTGTTATCTTTTTATAAGGTAGTTCTAGTCCGTCTATATCAATAACTAAATAATCTGATGGAGCCAAACGGTCTGCAGCAAAAGCTCTTGATTCATTTTTTAGTTCTTGTTTTAAAGGACCTTTATGTAAACACATTCCCTGGGACGCAGCCTTTTGTAATGTATCGTAAAACTCTTTCATACCTTTGTGAGTTTTAGGTATGTCATAAGTTTTTGAAGTAAAGTTTTTTACAAGTGGATACGGCTTTGTACCATCTTGTGTTATTTCTTTGACGAGTGGTATTTTAGCTTTTAGAAAAGTAACGTTCATAACACCTCCTATGTTACTTAAAATTTAACTGTGTTTTTTATTATATATTTCTTCTCGATCAATTATAACAGATTGGTCAGCATTAAATGCTAACTTAACTTGTTTAGGACCTAAGGCAGTAACAGTAATAGTACATAGTTGTTTATCTTTGTTATAGATTATCACAGAATCTTTTTTCTTTCTTGTTAGTACTAAATTACTCATTACTTATCATACCTGTCACTGAAATTCCCTTCAGCATCGAGAGGGATATCACTACACCATTGTGGTGGAGTTTTCATTATAGACAGAATTTTTTGTAATGTCAGTTCTTGGTCAATACTTGACCCTATAGAAACAACTTCATCGTGTACCTGCAGTACAACATCTACTTCTTTCAAGCGATGTATTTCTAACATTTGTTCAGTAATAACAATACGAGCTAAAGCTTGAACAATGTTTTCTGTTAGCCGTGGACCATGTGTCCTGGTTGGTGTTTTGCCTGCAAAGTAAAAGAACTCACCTGATGAATACCTTAGTTGTGGGTACTTTAAGTGCATACCATTTGGCAGCCGGAGAGCTTTGTCTTGTACAGTCAAAGGTCCGTACTTAACGTTCAACGATTCACGGTTCATCATAGCAAACAATAATTGTTTACAACCATGCCAGAGTCTGGTGATGTTTGGGTATTTAGCTCGGTATTGACTAACAATAGCCAATGCCGTCGAGTCTGTAATTTCCACGGACGGGGAACCTGACTTAAGTGTTAACTTAAATTTGTCAGGCCCCATTCCGTACCCCAAACCGAGAATAGCTGTTTTACCTACGTAACGTTCTAATTTGTCTTTTTTTGTAATAGTGCGACCATAAATGTCTGAAGCAAATTCACTGTACACATCACGCCCAGCTGCAAATGCATCAACCAAATCAGCTTCTTTTGCGAGCCAAGCTAACATACGAGCTTCGATATTAGACAAGTCAGCAATATATAAAGTTTTGTGTGGGGGTGCCATCAGTGCTGTACGTAATTGAGAACCGCGTGGCAAGTTTTGTAAATTAATTTTATCAAGACCACCAAACCTGCCAGTGTGTGCTGCGTAGTAACGTAGTGGTACACTAAAAGTACCATCAGGGTTGGTTGCATTAATCATACGTTCAGCTCTGGTTTCTTCAATACGTGACTTAACAGCCTCCCTGGCATCCCATATGTGGTTGTACTCAGGGTGGGCCCGGCACATTTGTATGTAACCAGAATCTGATTTACTAAAAGCAGGAATCATCTTACCAGTAGCGGGGCTTTTCTTTTTTGGAATAACAAGTTGTAAATCGTTTTCTAAATATTCACTGAACTTTTTTTGCGAAGCTAAAACTTCTCTAGTAAGTCCACTATTTTTTATAAGGGTTTGGGTCTGGTCAATTATCTTTTCTCTGTGGTCTTTTAACATTTCAGTGTCAAGCACAAGCTTAGGTTCCACAAACATACGAACTGTTAAATCAATCAAATCAAGTTCTTCTTGAGGATAATCAACAATTTGTTTGTTAAAGATTGCATAAGTAAGATCAACGTCTTGTATGCAATAGCCGGCAATAGATTCTTCAACATCAGGTGGCAAATCAACTATGCCTTTAGCTTGAACAAGTTCATCACCTTTACGCATGCTCTTGTCGTTTGGAAAAAAACGTTCAGCTACATGCATCAATCTTGCAGATTCATTTGGGTGTATACCACGAGCCATGGCAGCAGTATCGTAATAGAATGCAGGGTGGTGTCCGTAATATTGTGTAAGAATGTAAGCGTCAAACAAAGTGTTGTGACAAACAAGAGCTACGGAACTCCAATCGATTTGTGTAAAAAAATCTTCACACTCATCGCCCGGCACCCATTGTGTATCTCCATCTTCTAACTTAACGCCTACACCCCACACTTTAAACTGTGGATGGTGAACGTATTCTACGGTTGTAATCTTAGATAAACTAAGGTTGGTGTCATAGTAAGTCTCAAAGTCTAAATATAATTTCTTCATACTTCTTCCTTAAAGTCTTTAAGTTTAGTTATTTGATCCCATTCTAAACGTGAGATTTTTGTAAATTGTTTACGATTAGGTAGTTTGAGCCAAACCCATTTGTGTCCAATAGAACGAACTTGAACGGTTAAGTAACCACTTTTCCATTTGCCCATTAGCCAGTTAGTAAAACTGTATTTTTTCATTTTCTACTTTCTCCTTAAAGTATTATTGGGTTGAGGGTCTTATATTTCTTTCTTCATAAGTAGTAAACAAAACTTTGCAAACCGGACATTTACGTCTACGGTAAACCATCTGGTCTGCAACTAGTCTTGAGTCAATTACTTTTGTTTTAGTACTGCACTTGTGGCATTTCATTAATCTGTTGGTATAAAACCTTCACCTGAAACATCATCTGGACCATTAGGCTGACCAGACATATGTTCGACATAATCTTCCCACGTATGGTAGTTAATGTCAAAACCATCCCAAGCCATAATAGTATTCTTTACATCTTCAACAGTAGTAGAAAATTTTTCAGCTGCTGCTTTTAATCCATAAGCAAAAGCATGATCATAAACATCATGCATATATCTTTTTAAAGCTCCCATAGTTACATCCTTAAACAACATTGTGGTGTCCATACATAATTAGAAACGAACGTTTCGCTTCTTGTACGGTCGGTATTTTCTCTTCTTCTTCGGGTTTGATACGGTTGTAGTATTCAGTTTCTGACTTAGTATGCTGATACCAACGTACAAAATTAGATTCAAAATTTTCTTTAGGATCGTATTCGAATTCCTTTTCATTATACACGTTTACCTCCTCCATTTAGGTTTGTGTGTTTCCCAGGTTGCATAAGGCACTGGGATTTTGTTATTAAAAACTTTTTTAGTTTTGATGGCAAGTGTTTCATGTGTCATCGTTTTTTTCATGATAAACAAAACAATGGATGCACACAAACCGCCGACCATAGCAGCAGTTGTGCCAGAAAACGTACCATAAAAACAAATAAGTAAAGTTACAGTGATAACAACGTCAACAAAGACGTCATTACCGATAGCCTTACGACCACCAACTTTAAGCGCTAGCAAAAGCAGCCCTAGCGCGCTCAGTATGCCGACTAGAATCATCGTTCCTCCTTTGCCACATTAGGTAAGCCATATACGCAAATTGTATAAGTTCAATAAGTATCCACAAAGCTGTGGTAAGTGTTGAGACTATTTGACTCATTTAATCCTCCATAATAAATAAATACCAAGACCTACAAGCACGGCAATGCTTAGTAGTGTAAAAAAGTGTTGCACAGACACTGCAATAGCAATGAGTGCAAGCAATACGATTGAACCAACAATAATTGATTCAGCAAATTCAGATAGCCATTTTGACAATTTCTCCATAGGGTGCCTCCTCTGCACTTGTTGTTATCCATAAAACTGGATAATTAGGTTGATCAGCAAAGTCGTTAGACTCGAGATCAGTTAGATAAACACAAGCTTCAACTTGTGGTAAAAATTCATTTATGTAGTCAACAACTGGCGAAAAGGCTGTTCCGCCTCTGCCGCGGTATTTGACTTTAAGAGGTAAATTCTCTCGTGTGTACTCAGTAACTGCTTGTATCTCATGGTCAAACTGTACAAAATGTATTTTGTTAGGGTTTAAATCACGCAAGATAGATGCTGTCTCTGAAGTAAACTGTTGCAATTCTTCATCGGATACAGAACCTGAAGTATCGACAGCAATAGCAATCTCATCAAGAGCTGGATTGTACATAGAAGGTAGAAACAAACCTTGTCCAATAAATCTTCTGTTTGGGCGTACCCAAGAATAATCACTGTCATTGTTTGAACGTAAGAAACGGGCTAGCACTGTACGCCAATCAATCTTAGGTTTGTTAATACCTTCAATCAAAACTTCTAGACTGTTGGGTAACTTACCAGCAGCTTTGGCTGCTTGCGCAGCTTGGTTAATAGCAACCTTATCTTGAGCCTCAATGGCAGATTGTTTTTGAGGAGACCCATCCATATCAGGATGATCGAGTACCGCACCCGTTCCCCCCATATCTAAATCAACTGCGTCCCACCCCTGAGGAGGTTCAGGTAGTTGATTGTAAATATGCTCAGATGTTTGGGCACGGTAATCTTCAGATACCAATCCGCCATCAGGCAATATAAAACCACTGTCTTTGAGATAAATATTGATAGCATAGTCAGCGGCAACATTCCATTTCTTTGGGTGTCTTTCTTGTCGTCGAGTATGATGTAGAAATACTACATGCAAAACTTCATGAGCAAGAAAGCCAAGTTGTTGCTGTTGAGTAAGTTTAGAAAACCAAGTGGGATTGTAAAACAAATGTTTACCATCGGTTGCACCAGTATCTTGGTCCCACTCAACAGGTTTTAGTCGTAAACATAAAGTACCGAAAAAAGGATTGTCCAGTATTAGTTTAGACCTAGCTTTTGTAAATTCATTCATTGACATAATTTTCTTTTTAACACCTCTGATTTACGTTCTTCAAAACGTTTTATATAATGTTGAAGTTCTGCCTCAACTTTTTCTTTTATGTGAGGAGGCATTTCCAACCTCTCTTCTTCATATTTACCTTTATCCAACCAATAAAAAGGATTGCGATACTGATACGAACGATCGGAATATTGAATTGTTTTTTCCTCCCAACTAAACTTGTGTTCAATATCTGTTTGCCAAACTGGTAAGGTTTGATGGGTATAAGGCAACCAAAAAGGTTTTAAACCTTGTGCCCACAACTCAGGGTAGGCAGTCTTTGCCCAGTGGTATTGGTAGTCTAGGTCTTCTTGAGATAATTCTTTCGTACCAGCGTTATACATTTTTTTAGCAAAATAAGGTACACCTGAGCGCATGCCATACAGCTTAGAACATAAGTAAACAACATGAGGTTCAGGGTAGACTGTTTCACCAGTTGTCTTTTCAAATGGTTTTGGTATGTACCATTTGTAACCATTAATATGAGCATAGGAAGTACCGCCACAAAAACGGTACTCTATCCAATCACCAACTTCATATTTTCTGTCCATGATTAGTCCTCCAATAACTTATCAGCAAGTAACACTTCACTAAGATCATCAAGGTTAGCTTGAGCTTGTTCTTTACGTTCTTGCTCTACTTTTTTACGCTCGACTTTCTCATGTACTTTTTGAATATAGTTGTCGTTAACTAAGTCAGCTAAAGTAGGCACAGCTTTAAGCGCCTGATTCAATGTAGTAAAGTTAGTCAAAGTGTCTTGAATCCTAGAAAGAAAATCGTATCTTTTATTGTGAAGAGCATCATTAAAAGCTGCAACACGAACTGCTTCTTGATAGCTAGGATCAGAAAGAGGAACTTTCAATTCAATTGTTTTACTCCATCTGTCACAAAGAAAATCTGGAGCTGTACGCATGGTTGAAAGCTCAATACCAAACTTGCCTTCATTATCGTCATCGCTGTGAATTTTAACGTAAGTTACTTCACTTCTTTTACCAGGTTCAACTTCGTCAAACTGGGAAAACTTTTCTTTATACAAAGCTTGGAAATCCTCAACAGATGGTTGAACATAAGTATCAAAAATCTTATCACCAAACGTAGGGTCTACCTTTTGCTTGGGGTTTATTTTATCGAATTTATTTTTTGCAGCCTGTTCGATCTCAGCCATGAGTCGATTAGACATTCGTACGGTTGCCATAGTAGTACCTCCTTACAGTATGACACTGGCGTTTTTGTTGATCCAATCCTTTAGATCAGCATTTGTAAGTAATGTTTTGTCTTTAGCTAGACAGCCTTTGACAGCAATTACTTGATACTCAACCGGTAACTTTGTCACTAGTTGCATAATATTTTTTAGTTTAGGCGCTTCTGCACGGGCGGCAATAGCACCTGATAAAGCATACAAGATAGCTGGATTATCGTCAGCTTTTAGCTTGTAAGTTGATGGGTCGTCAATAAGTTTGTCGACATCTGGTAGATCGTCAGCAATTTCTTTGAAAGCAACGAACTCACCAGCTGGACCATCACCAACCAAGGCAGCAACACCATAGAAGAAATCTTCTTTGGTAGTTGACTTGTCATAAGTTGCTAGCTTTTTGTCAACAAATGACCAAGACCTTGGAGTTGGAAAAGCATACTCATCAGCGCTAAATGAATTTAGTAAGCCGGGTCGGTATTGCAAAAACGAAATGATGGATGAATCAATGTTATTAGCAAATGCCCAGTCCGCCCAAGCTTCGATGGTGGGTTCTAACTCATAATGAGCCAGCCTGTTACGGACTGGTGAGGGCATTTGATAAACTGCAGCTGAGTCAGTCAGTCTATTACCCGCTGCAAGAATTGACCACCCATCAGGTAGTGTGTAGTCGCCTACTTGTCTTGTAAGTAGCAATTGCAAAAATGCATTCTGCGTTGCTGGTGGGGCAGTTGGCAACTCATCAATGAACAACAAGCCACGGTCCCCGTCCCGCTGTGTAATAGGAAATACATCTGGTACTGCCCATTTAGTAAAGCGCTTACCAGATTCTTTCAATGATACAATGTGTGGAATACCACGCACATCGACAGGATCAAACAAGTTTGCCCTGAAGTCTAAGATACCAATACCAAGCTCTTTAGCAACTTGGGCTGGTATGTCGGATTTACCGATACCTGGTCCACCCCATATCATGGTGTTTAGACCAGCACGTAAATTAGCTTTGATCTCCGAGACCAAAGTCTTTGGATTTATTTGATGCATGACAATTACCTCCTTTCAATTGGTTCAACATCTTTTACTTTAATTAACTCGCTTTGTTGTATTTGTTTCATAAAAGCAAGTTTAGCTTCCACATCGAAATCAATACCTTTCTGATACTCAGGGGCTTTGAATTCAATAGTGATTTGCATATCAGGATACTCGCTACTGTAAAAGGTAGCACGCCAATATATTTCTTTTAGTTTACTCATTTAACTACCCTCAATTCTGGTGTGAAACTAACTTCGTATTCAGGTTTATCAGAAAACCACATACCAACATAAACAGGTTGCTCATCAATCTGTTTGTCTTCTTTGTAAGCTTCCATAATATTATGTAGCTGTGTCATGACGTACTGCATTTCAGGCAAATCATCATGACACGGAAGAAAATCAGTTTTGTACGCAACTGCCTCATTCGAGAGTTGTGCAATATCTGAATCTTGAACATCGTATTCTTGAGTAGATACGATTATAGTTAGTCCAGTTAACATACTCTGAAGCCTCCACTGGCTTGAACAAACTTTTGAAAATCAACCACATTCTCAACTTCGAATGGGTAACTGGTACGATAGTCTTTGTGTTTACCTTTACCACTGCAACCATTGCAAGTACCTTGAACATACTTGTCATCACGAACTCCTGTACCATCGCAGTGGACACACTCAACTAAGTCAAGCTGCTCGAGATGAGCTTTGTAGTTAACTTCATAAGCTTTCGTTGCACCTGTCATAAGATCAATATTTAGCCTATTAGCAATCTTATCAGCTAGTTCTCCGTCATACAAATAACCAGAGTTGCTGTGTCCTGCGTCTTTGTCTTCTTGAGATAAGAACTCATCGCAAGTATGGCACACATAGTCCCACAAAGGACGCCACCACCAGACATTGTTTCTAAAATAATGTCCTGGGTTATCGGCTTCAAATTTTGCTACTGCGTCGAAATACTCTTGTTTTTCTTCTTCAGTAAGTTTGTCAAAGTTAGGCATTACTGGTTCTTCACCAACAATGTGTGGATTCTCACCATATACATCCATTCCCATAGCACACCTCCTTGTCTAAAAAGGGAAAATGCTCGGCTTTTCATCCGAGCGCGGGCTTTTCGTAACCACCGTCTTGAGCTTTAGTACGTCCCCAAGATGACGCGATCTAGCTAATATTTTTAAGGGAGAATATTTTACGCTAGATCAAAAATTGACTTCGTGTGGTCTTTCGACTTCACATTCATGTCAATCGCTACTTTGAGTGACTGATCAACTACATTGGTGTAGTTCCAATCAGCCAACCGTTGTAGCCTCCTCTCCACTTCCGTTCTGACGCGCTTAGTTTCCAACGCAGTCTTGTTCAGACCAAATCTGTTGTCAACTTTAGCTACGACATCGCGAAGCATACGAGCTTTACGTCCAAGACCAATCATACGTTCTTCACGCTCAATCAACCATGTTGGTAACTCTTCATTGGGATTAGCTTGCTCAGCTTCTTCTTTGTACTCGTACGCAATAGAAGCGAACTCAGCCCATGTTCTGGTGTTGAGTTGCAAGAAACTAATACCAGTAGATTGTGGATCAGTCTCACACATGACAAGTAAGCCTTGTACAATGGTATCAACTTGATCCTCATAATACGCTTGCTCTTTGTCGGCATTATCGCCTGCAAAAGTAACAGGTGTATCTTTCTTGTCTTCAAAGACTTGCATGATGCCATCAACGCGCAGGGCATTGAAGGTTGGTTTACCATCGACATCCAGTGCATATTTCTTGAAGAAATAGTCTGGTAATTGTATGGCGTCTGGTCGAGCACGTTCTTCCGCGCCCTCTGGATCGCCCATAGTATCGTCATTGTACATGTCGTCAGTAGTCTCGACTGCTGGGACAAGTTCCTCGCGTTCGACATCGAAGATGTCTGAAGTTTTTGGTTTAGCCATTTGAACCTCCTGTTGTAGTAGCTAAATTAATACTAGTTTCAGCTTGCATATCAAGTTCAGCTTGCTCTGCAAGTTTTAAGATTTCGTAATTTACAGGTATTTCATTCATATAAACCTCCTTATATAAATAAATGAATTACATACACACCTAAACACACCAATAGGGAGCGTTCGCTCCCATTGGCATATATACATTAAGCAGCTTCTTGTTTTCTCTCGATAGCTCTGAGGAAAACTTTTACTGGCTCACCTTGTGCGTCAGTTGGCACTGGTACATCGAAATGCAAAGTTAGACTCTCATCTTTGTTGGTAGTTGCAATACCAATCTCTCTGCTTCTCTTTTTGCCTTCGGCACCGTTTTTTAAGATATATAATGAATACATATTAATTACTCCTTGTAATGTATTTGATGACCTAGCTCACCCGAACTAGATACATTTAACACCCAAACAACCAGCTGAGCAGTGTTAACTGCCAGCTGTGCTGTAACATTTTAACGAAAGAATGCGGCTTTCAGCCGATATGTTACAGCTGTTACAGCTAAAAAATCACAAGTGTAACATCGGAAAGGTGCATGGATAGAGGCTTTTGGGAATTCTGTTACATGTTACAGTAAAAAACGAACTTCGTAGGCAGAACAACGAACGACGGTCGACTCTGTACAACCTAAAAGTTGATTTTGCTGTAACTTTGTAAC